AGTCGAGGCGATAGGTGAGAAAATTCAAGAGGTCGGCAGTCTCCGGCACGGGCACTTCCGCCAGGTTGTGGTCGTTCAGCGTCAGCGCGCTGCTCGCCGCTTCAGAGGCGGGTAAAAACACGGGCGTGAATTGGCCCTGCGAATTGACGAATGAGAAGCCGCCCAGCGCTTTGAAGATTTCGAGGTCGAGCCACTGCTTCGCCTCCGGCGCCGTGGTCAGCGAGAAACGCATCTTCGCTCCGGCAAGAAGCCCCGTCTTGTAGAAGTTAATTCGTGCAAGATTGATCTGGCCGGAACTGTAGCCAAGTTCGTTTTGCAGGACGTCGAGCAAGATGTCCAAAGGATGGCCGCTGACGGTTTTGGGGTTGTCTTTGTCCGTAGGATGCACGCCGTCGTCGCCCGTGCGATAGACTACGCGTTGCAGCAGGCGGTCATCCGACTTGCAAGTGAACGTGTAGGCGGTGTTGTCTTCGCTCGAATTCACCGTGTCGACGCGACCCGTAAAGAGTTGCACGTAGTCGCTTCCGGAAAGCCCTACAAAGCCGGTCTTCAGCGTTGCAGTGCGGCCCACCATGACCGTGGAGGCCAAGTCGGCCGTCAACGCATTGTCTTTGTCGATGATCGTGATGCTCAGGTCTTGCAGCGTGGAGTTGCCTTCGCGTTCGGAGATTTTGTGGCCGTGAGGGTCGATGGAAAGAATCCACGGATACTGTCCCGGGGTTCCCGTCTTGACCGATTCAAAGACGCGACTGTAGCCGGAAATCGAGAAGAGGTGAACCGGCTGCTTGGCGAGTGCGGCGTTGGCCGCATTAAAATTGGCGTTCGATGGGATCACGACACCACCTTGCGAAATTCCAAAGAAAACTGCACAGCGCCCGCCGCGCGATAGGCTGCGGTGAATGTGGTCGATTCGAGCGTGTAGGTCGTGAACGCGCTCTGACTCGCGTCAGGATAATAGTCGAAGGATTTGCCTGCCAGCGCGTAGTCCATGAAGCTCGACCACGCCGCCATGTCCGCGAGCGGAACGTAGTCGAGGTCAAAGGTGAGGAATTCGTCCACGCGCCTCAGGATGGTTTGTTTGACGCCTGCCGTTGAAATGGAATCGGTGCGATCCGCGCGCTTGTCGATGCTCGGCACGTTGCGGACAGGCCGCGAAAACGTGAGCGTCACATTGCCGCTGCCCGGGTTGTAGACGATTTTCGGATTCGCCATTCACGACCTCACCGTGGGCCTGGCGATCGTCGTTGTGGAAGTGAGGCGCACGGCGCCCTTCGTGACGCGCTGATTAATCGCGTAGATGACGTCGTCAAGCTTGTCAGCACTGATGACGCCGTCGATGTAAACGTTAATCGTGGGCTGCTGCTGCGTCTCGCCTGAAGAAGTCGATGTGCGGCTCGCGCTCGGCGAGCCCGTCAAACTACTCGCCGCTGTTTTGGATGATGTCTGGCTCGCGCCGAACGAGCTTACGATGCTTTTCACTGCCGCTCCGGCAGCGACACCCCACTCCGTTGCCGCCATCGTGTACTGCATTCCAGCCCAGAAGTCGCCCGAACCGAAGGCGGCGAAGGCGAGCGCCAGATTTTTCGGGATCATGTAGGCGGCTTCGAGGACCACGAATTCCTTCTCCATGCCCAGCATCGAGGCGATGTTTCTCGCCGATTCTACTACCGCTGTTTTGTGAGCTGCGGTAGCGTTGGCGGTGGCGTCCTCGACGATTTTATTAGCAACCCGCACGGCTTCAGCGTAAGCCGCCCAATCGCCCGAGAGTGTTGCCAGAGCTTTGGCTTCGTCAACCAGGTGCTTCGCAGCGGCGGTGGTCTCGGTCTTGTGCGTTTCGGCAACTAGCCCTTCGTCGTGCTGTACGCGAGCTGTGTACTTATTCTCCGCCCGCTCCAATTCGGCTAATCTGTCTATGACCGTCTTGGCTTGGTCTTTGAACGCGGCCTGCTCTCTTTGCCGAGCTTCCGCTTCACGCGCGAGCTGTTCCCTGAGATGCGTGACGGCTTTGTCGATGCGCGCCTGCTCATCGGCTTCGATCTTGGCGATCTGCGCGTCGTAGTTCTGCCGTGCCAGCAGCTTGGCTCTGTCGGCGGCCTGCTCGATCTCGACGGTCAGCGTCCCGGCACGTCGGTCGGCCTCGACCGTTTGATTGATCTTTTGAATGTGCGCTTCGTACGTTTTCAGCGCCGCCGCGCGTTTCGAGTCTGAGGCAGCCAGAGCATCGGCTTCTCTGAGTTCTGTCTGTACGAGCGCATTCATTGCCGCCGTTGCCTCGGCAACCTTGCGCGCTTGAGCTTCGGCTCTCTTCAGTGCCGCCTCTTCCGCTCGCTCGCGCTGCCGCGCAGCCGTTTCTGCCGCTTTCGCGCCTCGCTCTTGTTCGTTGTGCAGTTGCTCTTCCAGCTTACCCTTCTCTTCGATTTGCTTAATCAAGCGTTCGTTCAGCTTCGCGTACTCGTTGGTATATGCCGTGTTCTCTCTCAAGGCTTCTGCGGCGCGCTTGAGTCCAGGGACTACGCCATATGGACCAAGCAGCGCATCGTACCAGCGCATTTGAGCGGCTTTAGCCACCTGCTCCCAATCCACCCACGAATGGTGCGCATCGAGAGCGGCGAGCTGCATGTTGGTCTGCGCGATGAGCATCTCGCCCGTGGCGATCTTGGCCTGAGTGGTGAGGCCGTGGAAGTGCACCAGAGCCTCGTCACTGGCTTTGATGTCCTCCTGAAAGGCCTTCTGGGCCTCTTCGCCGAAACCGCCGATAGCGAGCGCCGCGCTGCCGATTCTGTCGATGATCTCGCCGATGTTCTCGGCGAAGTAGATCAGTATCGCCCCACTGAAGGCGTACTGCAAAGCGGGGCCGATAAGCTCGCTGCGCGCCAGCATGGCGTTGATGCCGCGCGGCAGATGCAGGCCGATCTGCTGTTCGAGCATCATGGCCGCGACGGTCGATTGACGGATCTCGTTCGTCGTGCGCTTGACGGCTTCCGTCGCCGCATCTGCCGTCGGCTGTATCGTGCCGAAGGCGGCGGAGATCTCCTGCGCTGCTTGTCCGCCCTCCAGACCTAGCTTGCTGTAGATGACTGCGGCTTCCTCAGCTGTGGAGCCTGCCTGCTTAAGCGACATGGCGATGGTTTTGCCCATCTGGTCGGCGGTGGCATTCACGCTCTTCGCCGTCTGCTGCATGGTTCCGTCTATGGACGTCCCCATCTGCGCCATCTGACTCTCGGCCTGCGCCGTGTCAGCGGTCGCTTCAAAAGCAACAGAGATCACATTTTCCGCCATCGTTCTACTCGTCGGTTCCTGCTTGCTTTTCCATCTGTTCGTTTTCCCAGCGTCTCAGTCGGATCGCAGCGACGGCATCAATTTGCCAAGCCAGTGCGCCGCGCTCCAGTATCTCGCTCGGAAGTCTGCCGAACATCTGCGCTACCTGCGCCAGCAGGATCAGGTCATGGCTCGACAGGAACTCCTGAAATTTCTCTCCGAAGGGGCCTCCCGTTGCGGTCGATGGCGCCCACCAGATAGTTGACGATGAACTCGGCATCCCGCTCGTCAAGGTCTTCCGGGTCAAGCTCGCCCGCTTCTTTATTCGCCGGACGGCGGATCTTCGGCTGGAGGACGCAGTCTTCGATCATCTTCCGGCGGTGCGCATGGAACGCCGCCATTTCCTCTGCTGTGCGCGGGACAGGGGCGGGAGGGGCCGTGTCGAGCGGATTCCAATTGACGGCGCGTTCGAGGAACTGCGCGGGCAAACTGCCGACGTTTTCTCCGTACCAAAATAAGTTCGGGCGACGGATGAGGAACACCGCGCCAGAGGGCAGCTTGACCTCGTACTGACGCACCTGTTCGCGCATGTATTCTTCGGCGCTCACCACGCCGTTCCCATGGATTTTCTCGGCAATGTCTTGCATTGTTATGGCTCCTTAAAAACATAAGGCGGGGATGGTTTCCCCGCCTCTCATCGAATAGGGTAGCAGGAGCACGAGGATCGCTCGCTCGCCCTGCCATGACCGTCTAGATTCTTTTTCGTTGCCCGAAGCGCTACTTCAGGTATTGCTCTCTGGCTTCGTGCCGCGCGAACCCGATTTTCAGCGCTTCCAACTCACCGTTCTTCAGCTCATGCGCGCGTGTGTGCGCCGCGATCCAGTCCTTGATCGTCTTGATGTCGGATCCGATGCGCGTCCAGCTGACGCCGAAGCCGAAAATCATGACGCATAGAATGATAATGTTCCCGACCGTGATCTCGCCAGAAAGGTGCATCGTCCCTCGCTATCTCTGCCGTCGTGCGGTTCGTCTTGCAATCTTTTCAGAGCACTCAAATCAACACACAGATCGGCAACTATAGCTGACGGTAGGCGGCTCCAACCTGATCGCCGACCGGCCTCGTCGTGTCCGCCAAACCGTCGAACCGGCCCTTCACAATGACTTCTTTCGTGCGCGTGTACTGTCGCTCCAGGCTCGACACGCCCTTCGTGTTATACAAAATCGCCACCTCGTATTTTCCTGGATTCGAAAAGCCGCGAATCGGCGAAATGACCGCAACTGAGTGGCTCGGATAGGTGACGAGGCCGCCGAATGTAAGCTGCTCGTACTGCTGAGCACCCACAGGAAGGCCAGCATCGGTTCCAGTCGAGTACGTTGCGTGCCCCAGGAACTTCATCAGCTTTGCGAACGACGAGGACTTCAGGCTGAATTCGATGTAAGCGGTCTCCGCCGTCATCACCTTGTCGATGGGGGCCGTAACCTGGTCGGCGAGAATCAGCTCTTCCTTAGCTGAGGCATGAAACGTTGCGTGACCGTCGCCCGGCCCCATGCCCAAGGGCGATCCGCCTTGCGGAATGCCGTTCGCGTCTACCAAAAGTCTGCTGCCCACGGCCGGAACCGAAACATCAACCCACAGGAATCCCGGCCCTACATGGATTTCGCTTGCCGTTATAAGATAAGGCATAGTTACCTACCTCTCGATCACTGCGAAACCCAGTTCTACCAATCCGCGCAGATTCTCGTCTACCGGTTTCTGCTCGGCATCGAGTTCCGCTTCGATCAGCTCGCCGTCCCCGTATTCGACTCGCTCGGCGTCAACAGGCGAGCTGATCCAGCGGCTTCCAGGCAGAAGCTTGAGCCTCACTTTGCCCGTCACGGTTTCGCTCGTCATCACTTTTTTCCTCTCCGTCATCTCTATGCCGCGCTTATTGCCCTATCGGGCAATATCACTACGCTGAACGTGTCTCCAGTGACTCCGCCCGAGATGTTGACCAGCGCTGTGCAGTCGCTGAACGTCAGCGTCGCGTCGTTTCCCGCAGTCAGATAGTTGTTCGTGGTCGTGTTCACAGTGAAAGTCACGCTGGTCGCTACGCCGGACTTCGTGCAGGTCATCGTGAGCGTGGTACTCGTTAGCCCTTCAGTTTTCGTGTTTCGGATGGCGATCTTGCCCGCGCCATAGAGCGTGAGGTCGAGTGCCGCCACGTGCGTGAACGTCGCGCTGGTCGCTCCGGTCACGGCGAGCGTCGCCAGCGTGAAAGGCTTCGGCACGAACACGTTCCCGGGTGAGAGATTGCCGAAATACTGGTTGAACAGCCCGTGCGCTCTCACGGTCGGCGTAGAGGCATTCAGACCGCGCAGCATCGCGTCTAGGCCCGAAAGGTCACCCGCCGCAAGGGAATTGTATCGCAATCCGTGAATGTCGAGCGCCTGCCTCAAGGCGGCCAAGAAATTGTAGCCGAGGTTTCCCAGCGTAGGCTGACCGTCATTCAGAGCTACCACGGGCGGGATGAAATCTGCCTGCTGATGGACGTCCGTAAAGCCGCTGACCAGAGTTTGAAGCGCCCCGAGCACGTCGGTGTCCGCCACGGCGATTCCGGCGTTCGGGCTGGTCTCGGCATACACGCCTCCCGTGGCCACCGCTGAAGCCAGAGGAATGCCCGCCGCTTCGGCGCTCCAGCGCGCCATGCGGTCAAGAATCGTGGTGAGGTTTGCATTACTGATTTGTGCCATCAACCCCTCATTTCATCGTCACCAACGAATTTCCCTCTTCCATCTCGACCGTCACAGCCAGCGTCACTAACATTGCCAGAAGCGATGAGCGTGCTCGGCGCAGCTCCCCGTAGTCTATCGAACTGACGAACAGCCGCGTCACGTTTGTCACCGACGGATCCATCTGCACGGTCGGGGCTGGCGTCGGGAAGCCACTCAGTGGCGGTAACTGTAAAGGCGCGTAAAAATCCGCCAGCTCGATGCTGTTCAGAATCCTGTCCAAGGCCAGCGCGTAATCCTCGGCAAGCTCGGCGAGCAGATTCGGCTCGGAGTGCGTGACGCCCGCCACGACGAATAACGGGACTGTCTGCTTGCGCGTCAAATCGGAATTCGAATCGAATACGTCCGAGGCTGGCGCGATCAGTACAGACGGCCACTGACGAATCGGGGCAAGCGCGATCTGGAATTCCTGAAACTGATACTGCGCGCCTGCAAGCCCGACCGAAGCGAGCGCCGCTCCCTGGTCGCGATAGATGATCGCCGCAAGCTGACGGATAAGAGGCTTGACGAGCTGTGCATTGTAGTACGTTGTCCAAGTCACTTTGCCTCTATATGTTTCCCAGCGCGATGTCGCCGATGCGCAGAGCCTCGGAGGCCGCTCCTGGCATCGCACGCTCTTCGGGTGTCATCAAGGAGAATCCCACGCGCCTAGCGAACTCGCGCAGTTCATGAGTCACGATGTCGATCATCTTTTCATTCCACGGGCTGTATTCTTTGCCCAGTTCGGCGACCTTGAGCCAGTACAGGTCAAGGATCGGACGCTGCGGCATCCCCCGGCCCTTCTCCGTCGGCTCCCAGTGCCCGCCAGCATGGGCGGCACCACGGCGGATTCGGAGCGACGGCTTAAACTCGTAGCCGCGTGGCGTTGGGTCTCCAACTTTGATTCCGGTTCCCGTTTGGTGGAAGATCGCATACGGCAACTGGCTTCCCCATTTCATGCGCTTGGGTTCAACCTCTTCCACATGATCAGGACCCCCGACAAATGACATTTGCAGCATTCCGGTCTGCTGGAGTATGGGCTTGAGGGGATAGAGTCTCCGCTTCAGAGTTGTTGGGGCTAGTTCAGCCCACTGCCTCTGACCCTCGCCGCCTTGACTGCGAAATTGCCTGATGACGAACGGCATGAGGACTTCGGAAATAAGTCGCTGCCAAATCTTCGTCCAGTCCGACATGTTACGTTTGAATCCCTCATGCCAGACCGTATACGTTCCCAGCTTAGGCTCGATGTCGTTCTTGCCTTTGTATGCCCACCCGATCTTGAAATTGAGAATCGACATCTCAGTAGCTGTTCGCTTTCCCGAACGCGATGTTTAATCCTAAATCCGATGGCTTCGCTCCGACCACAGTGTCGCCTCCAGCGTATCCCTGGATGCGCGAGGGATTGCTGAACAGCGCGTCATAGAATCCCCTGGCGATTTCCGCGAGCAGCTGCTGGTATTCGCGCATGGCGCGCGACGCCTCGCTGACTTCGCCGGTCTGGAGCGTCATGCTCGATTGCAGCGCATTGAGCACATCAGCAAGTGCCCCCTTGATGTTCGCCTCACGTAGCCAAGCAGTGGCGGCGGAGACCTGGTCGGCGGTCAGTCCCATGCTGTTCAGTTTCGAGCCGTTCCAGCCAGGATCGATGCCGCGATTAAGTAGCCGAGCATAGATTTCGCTGGCGCGATTGTCGATCCACTGACCGATCTGCGTTGTGCTGGGATTGTTCGGCAAGTCTACCGTAAAGCGCGGAACACGCGCCGTGACGTCCGCAAGCAGGCAGAAACCCATGTCTCACTCCAGCTAATCTGCATACAGCAGGCCGACGCGGAATGCCGTCGGGCCTCCAGTATCCACGTGGATGTTCAGCACGATGTTTCCAGCCGAATCCACACTCGGCGCGGCCTTCTCATACCATCCGCCATCAGCAGACGGCTGGTACTTTGGAACATCCACGAGCTTCGCGGACGCTCCCAGCAGCGGCGTGCCCGCACTCGTTCCGTTGCTCGTCAGGCTCACGGCATTGTCGGCATTTTGCGTCAATCCGGTGATTGTCAGGATCGCCGACGCTAGCGGCACGCCGTCTTGGCTTCGACCCAGCTTGTAGTACGTCGCCGTGATTTGTATCGCCATCGCTCAAGCCTCCATCTAGTCATCCCACACGGACGTGTCGTTCCATCGCACGCATCCGCTCTTCCTGAGCGGCCTGCCGTTCTGCCAATTGCCGTATGGCTTCGCGCGGGTCATCCGGGCCTTCCAGGTTCCCGCGCGCCATCGCGAGTTGCTCCTGGTCAATGATGTCGATTAATCCGCTCGGTACCAACGGCGCTCCTGGGTCGATAGGCTCGATTTGCCCGTGGCGAAACTCCATGACCTGCTTCTCGGTCAGCCAGACTTCGCCGCTTAGGTCTATCGGAATAAGCCCTCCGTGCCCGCCAGAAGGAATCATGGCCTCATTTTGATTGATCATGACGCAGCCGGGGATCATGGCAAACGTGGTGGTGACCGCCTTGCCGTCCACCACCGTCTCGCGCGGCCAATAACAGATCTCCTCGTCGATTCCGCCCTGCAGCACCTGGCGGTTTCCGGAAACGTCCGTGCCCAGCTTGCCTGGCGTACCACGCACTACTAGATGTATCGGTTTCAGGACGCGATAACGGAAGCGTTTGGGTTCCGTCACGATTGCCGGAGCTTTGCTGCTTGTAGCCGAGGACGTCGCAAGGTCTTCTTCGATTGAATCGTTTGCTTTGCGCATCATGCGCGCTCCTTTCGAGATCTACGATCTAACAGCAACGCACTACGCGATGCAATTCAGCCATAAATAGCCAGCCTGAGGCCGCACGAGCCGCACGTCCCAGAACGACCGACACTCGATGAACTCGCCCTCACGGATCTCCCAGCGATAGCGGTACACCGCCGGGCCGCCCCCTGGAACCGTGTCCGAATACCAATAGGAATAGCCCAGTGCGGGCGTACGCACCGCCGGGGTGTCCGGCACGAAGGCCAGTAGGGCGACCTTTGACCAGACGAAGTCGAGCGGAGAGGTGGCCGCGTTCACGCTGCCGAACGCCCCCGAGGCGGAGTTCGCCGAGGCATCATACAGAGCATTCAGTATCACGACCTCGCCCACATCGAACAGCCCGGCGAGGATGTCCGGAGTGATGACGCCGCGCTGCGTGTACTTGATGCGGTCGAGGATCTTCGGATGGTTCTTGAGCGCGATGAAGGTGTTGTAGCCAAGACCAAGCTTGCTGGCTTCGCGCGTCGCCCCCTTCAAGATCGTCGGCTTCTGCGCCTCGATGGCCGCGATCGGGTCTGAGTTCACGTAATCCGACCACTGATTCGGTCCCGAAAGCGTCGCGCTGGTCACGCCGGATGTGATCAGATTGAACGCAGCGAATTCCAGGTCGAGCCAGATGATTTCGGTGACTTCGTTCGTCGTAGTGACGTCGACATCGAAGCCCGGCAAGTTCGATGCCTTCCGCTCCGTATCCGAGACCAGCTTCTTGATGTAGTGCGGAGCGCACAGATAGGCATCCAAGATGATGTTCGAGCGAATCATCTCGCGCGCCTCGCCGCCCGGAAAGTACGCCGTGTTGTAGCGGTGAAAGCGCTCGAAGCCCGCCTTAGGAATGCGTCCGCTGATCGTCGGCACTGGCACGCGCGGCAAGAACTTCTGTGCCGCCAGCCCTGGCTGCGTGAACTCAACAGATACGTTGCTCAGAATTTGGTCTGGATATATCGCTGGAGTGGCTCCCATTACATCCTCCTATACCGCAAATTCGATCTCGCACTCTCGGCCGCCGAGTTTGTCCACGACGGTCTGGTCAAAATCCTCTCTGCTCAGCCGCCGTCTAGTACTTCGAAGGCGCGAAGTCGAGCAGAACTTCCGTGAAGCCGTTAAGGACTCCCGGAGTCTGCGCGATGCCCACCGGATATATCGTGGCACCCGAATTCAGCGGAATCGACGCCGCCAGATTCGCCAGGCTGTCCACGCGCCCGAAGGCGTCGGCGATGAGCACCACGACTCCCGCCGGGAACGTACCTGCCGCGATACACAAGGCCACGTCTCCCGTCACGGCCCCGAGTATCGGTTTTCCGACTCCCATGCCCGCATAGCTTCCGCCCCATGCGACGCCGTTCACCGTCGTCGGGTCGTCACCCGTGGCGTAGCCCGCATACACGATGGGCGGCTCGAAGAAGTTCAGCAGCGTGACGCACTTGACCGGTCCGGTATTCGGCCCCGTCGGCAGCTTGACGTATTGTGCGCTGAACGTCGATGTATTAGCGGTTCCGAGCACCAGAGCTGTGTGCGCCACGATGCGCACGCTCGCGTCGCTCAGAAACGGAACACCGGAAGGTGATGTGGCCATTGCTTTTTCTCCTCTTCGTCATTTCGCCGCCGTCGCTCTGCCGAAGGCGGCGGTCGTCACTGCACGAATGTCACCGGGTGCTTCGCGGCACCGATGCCTGCGGCTTTCTGCTCGACATCGACCCGTTTCGCCAGCTCTGGATCTGACGCGCGCACGGTGATCATCGCCTCGCCCAGATTCAGAACCCGGCCGGTCTTCTTGCTGTCCTCGATGAGCTTGTGCGCCTTGGCTTTCAGCTCTTCCGTCGCGGTGAGCACGAAACCATCCGCACCTGGAACGACGCCGACCGATTCCAGGTCGATGCGCGGCAAGGTCGCCGAGAGCCAAGCCGCGAACTCCTGCGGCCGCTCCAGAGCTTCGCGGAGATAGAAGGCAGCTTCGCGTGGCAGAATCTTACCTTCCCTGATTCCGCCTTCGATGCGTCTGCGTGCCTGCGTGATTCGCATGTAGTCGGCCATCGCCAGCTTGTTCTGCCCGGCGAGTTCCGTCATGCGCGCTTCAAACGCATCAGCCCCGAGAAGTGTACCATTCTCCCTGCTCACGCTTTCCTTCAGCAGCATCGCATTCGTTGCGGTTAGCCGCGCCGCGTCGCTCGCTTTGCGCCCCACGTCGATGAACCGACGCACGTCGGCCAGCTTCACGCCCCGCGCGCCGAGTTTGGCGGAGAGCTTCGGCGGCAATTCCTTGTCGTCGTCTGGCTCGGCATCGTCCGGCTCGCCATCGCCACCGGCGCGTTTCCAAGGAGGGAATTTCCCCAGGCGCTCTTCCAGTTTCTTGGCGAACACCCCGTCTCCGGCATCGCCTTCGGCCTCCATCCGTCGCATCACCTCGTCCAGCACGTCTTCGGCATCGAGACGCTTGAGCGCTTCGGGGTCCAGCCCGGCGTCTTCCAGAGCGTCCAGCATGTCGTCCGCCTCCAGCTCGCCCAAGGCCTCGCCGTCCTCGCCGTGGACGCGGAATTTCTTCACGGTTTCCCCGTCCTCGCCTTCCATGCGCCGCAACTTGAGCTTCTTCATGACGTCAGCGGCGCTGTCTTGCGCACGTACCAGTTTTGTCTTTTCCGGCATGTCTTCCTCCAAATCGACGAGCGAATCGCGGCTTTCGGTGAGCCGCAGCGATACCAACGCTCCCGCCGGTTGCGGCGGGAATCCCAAACTCATGTTGTAGTCGGAATCTGAAACGTTAATTTCTGGCAGTTCTTTCAGGAACGGGCGGTTCGTCAGCGCGCCCGCCTTCAGGCGCGTGCCGCGGTTCTCTCCCATTTCATCTGTACTGTCCCATTCAAGCTCGGGCGAGAAGTGCGTGTACTCTTTTGCCTTGACGAAAGCCAGCGCGCGCGGCGTCGGCTCCCAGAAGGCCCACAGTGCCTGGCGGCCGTCCTTGAACGGCTTGATCTCTGCGCCTTCGGCTACAATCTTCCCGCTCTTGATGTCGTTCCCAGGTGGCGCATCTTCCTTCGCCGACCAGTGGCCGTAATCCGTTGGGACTTGGCCGTCCTTCTTCAGGTTGGCAAGGATCTGTTCCAAGTCGTCCGGGCTGATAGTGAAGTCGTGGCCGTCCTTCGAAAATGTCTTGCCGGTCGGCGTGGTGTAGGCGACCATGATCTTGATCTTGCCGTCACGGACTTCGGAAAATTCCAGAGGCTCCCGCATGTATTTTTTCTCGAAACCGCTCGTGTCGATCTTGTACTGCTTGGCACGCCGCAGAATCTTGCGCTTCACCGCCTGCTTCGCGCCCGACGGAAGATCCGTTTGGTTGTAGCGCGCCAGAGCGTTCCGGCAGCGTGCCTCTGTGTCGATAGGCAGCTTCCATTCGCTCGGCCCGCTTCCAGGCGGCGCGTAGGCGAAATCCGAGCGGTGCACGCGCTTCCCGCCAACCGTGGCGTAGTCCTTGTCGTCGCTAGCCTCGACGAGATCTTCATCGTAGCCCGAGTCTGACAGCCGCGCGACGAGCGTGTCCAGCGTGGCCGTGTCATCCAGCTCCATCGCCTCATCAACATCGAATAGCTCGTCCTCCCGGCCCTTTATCGTGATCGTGCGGAAGCTGTTCCTCTTGAATTCGCTCGGCTCGGACTGCCGCGCGCGGTAGCTGTCCCCCGTGGCATCAAGCGCTGAAGCCTTCTTGTGCTTCTTCAGCCAAGCTTTCACTTCATCGGGAGTCCATGCAGACTTCGGACTGAAAATGAAACTCTGAATTTCTGTGGAGGTTCTGCCCGGTCGCTTGCCGATGACTGCCGAAATCTTTTTCTGCCCGCCCGCAGCTTCAAGCGTGTTCGTCGCCATGCTGACTGCAAGGATTATTCAATTCGGTGGCTGACGTCAAAAGTAAAATCACCTAATTTTATTAGCTGAATGCAGAGAAGCAGAATGGCGGTCAAGCTTGGCCAGCCGCTGCCAGTTGGAGGGAATTTCGGAGTCGATGATTTCTTTCGTGGCGAATCGTCCGCATTTTGGACATTCGCGCAGACGCGCTTGCATGGCACGCCCGTTGCGCGAATCAATAACGTGCGCCTTGCGAAGATGGCAGTAAGGACAAAGCATTTTACAGTTCAATAACACTTAGATCCGCGTCAGCCTCATATCGTTCGCCCCCAGAGGCTACAACCCTGACCGTAACTCTGTGCCGCGTGCCGTTCGTGCCGTTTTGAACTCGGAAATAGACTTTCGTTCCGACGACCGTTGGAGCAGGAATGCTTGCGATGACTACGCTGCTTGAATCCTGCTGCGTGGCCAGATCCCTGGCTGTTACGCCTCCGCCAATCAATGAAATTGTCTCTCCGGACTTTACGAGATTGACGAAGTCGATTGAAACATCGAGCTGCTCAAACGGCTGCTTTACGATTACGCCCACTACGTCCATGTCACACCTTGAAATCGCGTGCGATTCGCTCTTTCTGAAAGTCTCTCTCGTATCGTGATTGGCTGAAATCGCGCGCAATTCGCCCTTTCTGAAAGTCTCTCTCGTACCATGATTGGCTGAAATCGCGGATGCGCTGCGGAGCGGCGAAGGCGTGCTCCGGCAAGATGTGAAACGACGGTGGCGCGTTTTCTAATGCCCAGGTTGCGGTTAGAAGGCCTTCTCCGCCGAGCGCAAGCTTGCCTGCCCAATCCAGACTGGCTGCGGCGACAACGGTTCCCTCGCCGCTCAGAGCAGTAGCGCCCTCATGAAGGCAAGTGCCGACGCCGACGAATGTGCCGCTTCCGCTCAGAGCGCTGGCGCCTGTGTGCAGATAGCTTCCGATAACGGCCAGCGTTCCCTGCCCTCCCAAGGCAGCTGCGCCGAAAACTTCTGGAGCAACTGACCACGTCGCGGCTAGGACGCCTTCTCCGGTGAGAGCGGCCTTGCCAGCCCAAGCCACTCGCGGCGCAGCGAGAACGGTTCCTTGACCATTCAGCGCAGACTGCGCGGCATAGAGACGCGCACCGGTGGCAATGATTATGCCCTCACCTCTTAGAATAGCAGTGCTTCGGTAAAGATAAGTGCCGAGGGCAGTCAGCGTTCCATTTCCGGTCAGCGAAGTGGCACCAGCGCGGAAATAACTCGCAACGGCTGTTAGTGTTCCCTGTCCGCTTAAGGACGCTACTCCCTGGGAGGTGATTGCGCCGACCGCTGCTACGGTTCCCTGGCCGCTCAGAATGGCAGCACTATGTTGAAGGTAGGTGCCAGCGGCAGTAAGCGTTCCTTCTCCACTTAAAACTGCTGCGCCGGGAACTTCTTCCCCAGACGTTACTGTCCCGCTTGCCGTAAGGACTGCTTCTCCGCCAAAAGCGGCACCGCCGCTTCGGTTGCAACTTCCAGCAGCCGCTATAGTGCCGCTGCCGCCGAGAGCCATCGCCGCCGCGAGGATGCAACTACCAGCGGCCGCAAGAACGCCGGAACCACCGAGGCCTGAAATGGCCCCTAGAATTGCAGTCCCTATTGCCGCCAGGGCGCCTACGCCGCTTAGCGCGGCAGCTCCGGAAACTATCGACGGAGGCTTCAGCGCAATCGACATCGCGCCCTTGTAAGAGGTATGCGCTAGAGTGACGGTCGTGTTGCCGTAGGTTCCTGCCGTGGCCTTCTCGCCTGTAGCAAGCCCATGTCCTCCTCCGAGACCTGCCGTGTTGGTGTTGTCTCCGAGTTCTACGATATTGGCTAGATCGGTATTCGTCCATCCGGAGAATTCCGCCGTGCTTGTGCCGTTGTAACTGGAAGTTGAAATCAGAACGATGAGGCAGTTGTTAACTGTGGTGGTCGCGCCTGGAATGACGCCCGAAGTGTCGTTAG